ATACATCTCACGTCAAGCTCAGCTTGCTCATAACGTCTCCTTTTCAGGCCAGAATACCGCTTTGGCATTACCCCCCAGTCGTTAGGAACGACCGGTGTGAGCAATCTCTTAATCCGCTTTGCGGATTTCCGCAGGAGCACTAGGCCTCCAGCGGTAGGCTCAGGCACCTCACCACAAACCCTATTGTGTAAGGCGCTGAGCTCATTGCAGGTACAATTGCCGTGACGGATCGGGGTAAAACACCGTTCATGGTCGGGCGTGGCAATGATAACATGCGTCCGGCCATGCTCACTTCCAACAATCGTTGGATGGCTGTTAATGTGGCACCCTGGAGCCAAGGGTTTAAGAGCCTGAGCAGCACCACACAGCGCTCCAACGATTGCTGGAGCTCTCTAAACGCTAGGAAGTTCGAGTCCACCAAGGTTGGGAACAAAAGACCTCAACCATGTGGACCAATCATCACGGATGACTCCGTGAGCGAACCGATGCGTTTTCTTGACCTTGAAGATATCACTAGGAACAGTGTCGGTAAAGAACTTCGAACAAATATCTTCTGGCCAAATCAAAGTGATCACGGTCATCAGTTGACGGCAAGTCTCTTCAGGAGACCACTTTTTGCGTTCGCGCGTAGCCCACTGCCTCAACGAGATAAAAGAATCTCGAAGGCGAGCTACGTCCCGCGGTAGACCAAACACATTCATTTGTGCCGTAAACCAAAGATCTCGATCTATGTCTTTAGGACTCTGCAACACTTCCCAATCACGAGAAAGGTGGGCGGAATTATATGCGGTAAGATCACAGTGCAACAAACCTGTAATTCCGGCAGCAACTTCATGGCAATCAGGAAGGGACCGGTAGGTCGTGGGAGAGGTGACATAGACCGTTCCGACGGCAGGGAAACTATAAGGCTCACCGGGAAAGTCAATTGCACGCAAGATGCTTTGCCAATCTGAAACAGGGCGTGCCGTCCAAGCACAATGCTCTGGAGCAACAATTTCATCGATGCGTTCCAACATGTTGGTACTTGTCTCCATTTCCACCTCGCGACAGGGGTCGCATACCTCTGCGCACGAACAATTCGTAACGCTGGATTTGCACTTGTCGCAACTGTAGATAGGAACGAGCTCTGCGCCATCCCCGCATTCGCAAAGATACGCGGGGTTTTCACAGATCTCACAAAAATAGGAGACAGTCACACCAGGACCATGAGGGGCAACCTCGATGTCAAGCTCTTTAGCAACGACAGCATGAACATCTTCAAGAGAATTGACTGAGGGTGGCATGTCAACCACGGACCAAAACCCGGGGACGTGGAAGGTCTGACCCCAAATTTGTTCCGTAGTGGCAGGGTGATAAACACCAGTGACCCAGAACCATCCGAACTTGGTGAAAGCTAACTGAGCCCTGATGGGCTCGTCGACGCACTTTCCGACGTCAGACTGGGGAGAAGTCTGGCTCATTGTGTTCCTCCTTTCGGGAGGCGCTGTTGCCTGCAGACTCGGACACGCAGCGACCGGGCTATTAGACCTCGGCACCTTCTGCTCACTTTGGCTTGTTCGCATAGAGGAGCTAGCAATTTCCAAAGGGCTAACAAAGGCTGAATTGGGTGAATTAGGA